CGCGATCTTGCCGTCTCCCGCTCGGTATTCATCGTCCAAGGCAACGAGGTGATACCTTGCACCGTCACCGACTCGGAGTATCTGTTCAAGACGGAAGTCAACGAGAAGCTCATCACCTACTCCTTCACCTTGCAGTATAGCAACCGTCCCCGCCTCAAGTGATTCGCCTCGTAGCCCTCGACCAGGACACCCAAGCGCAGTCGACCCTCGACCTTGAGGGGACGCCGTCCATCTCTTTGAATCTTGCTGTAGCCAAGCCGGGGGAGACGATGCAACGCCATGCGCCGTACTCGCAGACTTTCCGCCTGCCGTTTACCGATAGGAATAATGTCTTTTTCGCGCACTTCTACGAGGTGACCCTGACGGATGGAGATTTCGACCCGACCCAGAAGACGGAGGTGCTGATCTTCGAGGACGGGGTTCAGGTCATCCGGGGCGCGATGCAACTCCGGGCCGTCCGCCTTATGGCTCAGGTCTACGAGGTGAACGTGTTGGGCGATGTCGCCGACCTCTTCGCGGAGATGGGTTCCAAGTTGCTTCAGGCGGCCTTCCTCGATGGTAACGACTACACCACCGACTACAACTACAACAACACCGCCGCCAATGTCATCAACTCGCAGGACCTAAATCAGAGTATTAGCATAGGCGACCAGGTACCCGATGGAACTATCATTGTTCCATTTGCCGACCACGGCCTAACGACAAACCAGCAACCGCTTGCGGCACAATACAACTTCGGTCTCCGCAATCCGGACAGCAGCATAAACGGACTGTATGCGGAGATGCTCAAGCCCGCGATGAAGCTCCGGGTATTGGTCGACCTCATCATCCGCACCAACGGCTTCACATACAGCTCGGACTTCTTTGCTTCGGATTTGTTTGGGAGCCTCTATATGACGCTCTCCACGGAATCGGAACGCATCCCCGCCGAAGCCGCTGGGCAGTTCTTAGCCAGTAAGAACACCAACCAGACCACGATTACAAACCCCAGTCAGTGGGTGCCGGTTTCGTTTCCTGATACTTCCGTCTTAGGCTTCGATAACGACAGCAACTACAACACCACGACAAGCACCTATATCGCCGCGCAGGGAGGCATCCACCGCTTCCATGTCAAGATGGTCGTCAGTGCGTCGTTTGCTACTCCGGGGACAGAGTTCGACGTCATCGGGCGCATAAGCAAGGGAGGCACCTCATTGGGAAGTCAGACCGTGACTATGGTGCAAGGATCGAGCCCGGTAACAAGTGGAGACCAAAGGACGTTGGAGTGGCAGGTCGAGACCTTACTGTCGGCAAGTGACGGCGTACAGGTTCAGGTGCGGTTTCCAAATGGCGCCTCCGGAGACAGCATTCAAGTCTTAGGAAATACCGTAGGAGCCGACCCGACGCCCATCTTCTTTAAATGCACCTATGCCCCCGGTGGGCAGGTCAATATTCCGCAGGCACTGCCGCGCATCAAACAGAAGGACCTCATGCGGGACCTCTGTCAGCGGTTCAACCTTGTAATCGAAGCCAGCCCCGACAACCCGAAGCAGCTTGTAATAGAGCCGTATGACGATTGGATAGCGGACGGAGGTGAGACCTACTGGACGGACAAGCTCGATATGGACAAGGAGCGGTCGCTGATGCCGACCTCGTCTCTCAAGTCCTCGCGGATTCTGTTCTCCGACAAAAAAAGCGGAGACATAGGAAACCAATATTTTGAGGATACTAAGGGCGTCACCTTTGGAGCTTACGACCAAGATATCGACGACGACTTCGCAAGCGGAGAGCTAAAGAACGCGCCCGTATTTGCGCCGTATTTCGTGTATCCGGTCCCAACGTTGGCCGGTGACCCCATCACCTTCAACGACTTCTTTCTCATACACCGCTCATACCAGCGCGATGGGGTAGGCGTCAAACCTTTGGCGCAGCCTCCGAAGCTCTTCTTTGCTACGGGAGTACAAGACATCCAAGACACCTATTACATCGACAATACGGGCTTCAGTTCGTTCTTGTTTTGCTCGCCGCTGTCGGACTCTCCCCTCAATGCCAGCACACAAACGACATACTGGAACTCTACCTCTACGCCGTACTCGATGGATAACGAGATTATGGCAGGGGCAAACGTTCCCGCTATCGGTCTCCATCAGGCGTACTGGTCCGGGTACTTGGCCGATATCTACGACGCCGATGCGCGGGTCTTTGAGGCGTTCCTGTACCTCACCCCTTCCGACATTCGCAATACGCGCTTCAATGACCGTTTCCACATCTTGGGGGCGACGTACAAGCTCACCGAAATAAGCAACTACCAAATCGGCACGGGAGAGCCTACGTTGTGCAAGTTCCTCCGCGACCTGAGCCGCTCGTCGTTTGGGGCGTGTAGTGCTGTTCCTACACAGTCCAACGCCAACGGGACGGTGACGTTTACCGATGCCGACGGGAGTACGACGACCAATCCCGGCCAACAGTGCTGCGAGTCGTTTGGGTACTTCTACGATGCGGCCACCAATACCTGCCGCTGGCAAGAGCCGGGAAGCGATACCGGCAACCCCGGCCCACCGGATACGCCGACCGATGCGCAAGATCCGGAGCCACTGACGAACGGAGACAACCCCGGCCCGGTTTCTCCAACGGGAACGAACACCAACACCACCGACCCCGACAGTGGCACCGTAAGCGTTTACGATGAGGTCATTTTGACGGGCGAAACAACGGGCACGGGTACGGTGACACCATCGGCACCGGGTGGGGTACCTATCGCCGTAGCCGACGACACCGTCGCCGTGGGTGTTGTACGCATTACCTCGGTCACTGTAGGCGGTTCCTCTGGCGTACCGTATACAACCAAGTTCGAGACGTGGAGGTTCTTAGCTAATGGCGGAGCCGCGACGGTCACCGTAAGCGAGACCAATGGCACGGAGCTCGACTACGGCTCCCCTGGCCTGCGTAGGTTGACGGCCTCCATGAGTAGCGGCGTGTTGTCTTTTGCTGTCACCGGAGAGGCCGACGAAATAATCAACTGGACGCTTAAGGTTGAGATGGTCCGAATGTACGCGACCAACATAACCGAGTTCGAGGACGCCATCCTCACCGAAGCGGGCGCACGCCTTGCTGGAGTCAACGACCGGGTACTTATTCAGGAATAAACAAAGTTTTTTTGTCTATTTGTTTGGTGAACTAAGAAAGTTGCCTATCTTTGGAGTATGAACAACGCACAAAACAACGCAACCATGACCTTCTCCTCCCTCTCCTTCGGAACTACTCTCCTCTACAACGACCAAAGCAACACCGACTTGCGTTACACGGTCATTGGACAAGAAACGGACCAGTTCGGTTCATGGGTTGAGTGCATCACCGAGACCGGCCACATTGAAATGGTCAAGGCTCACACGCAAATCGGAAGCCGCTGGACGCTGGCATAATCCCACCGACATACAAACAGACGGCCCCGCTTCGGCGGGGTTTTCTATTTTGTAGCATGAAGGAATACCTCGACGGCATAGGCAAGGCCATCCCCCGCGTATTGGAGGTGTCGGCACAATACGAGCTCCGGGGCAACCCCGATTGCCTTTTGTTATATGGATACTATGAGTGGGGCGCCTCGTCATGGTGGCGGAAAGTCCTCCAAGGAGTACGCAATGGCGCAGGACTACGAAATCAAGGTAAAGGTCACAGGAGTAGACCAGGCGAAGACGCAGGTCGACGGTCTCTCTGATTCACTAAAGGACGCAGGAGAATCGTCCTCGCAACTTGGTGTGCTGGATAAGATAACCGGCGGGGCCATTTCCGGATTCAAGAACGCCGCCGCAGGGGTCAAGACATTTATCAGCGGACTCAAGCTCACACGGGCCGCAATCATTGCGACCGGAATCGGTGCGCTCGTGGTCGGTGTTACCGCTCTGGTCACAGCCTTTACAAGTACACGTCGAGGGGCGCGTCAGCTTCAGGTAATTATGGCCGGCCTTGGTGCTGTAGTGGAGCGGGTCACGGCTCACTTCCAAGCCGCTGGGGGGTTCATTGTGGACCTGTTCAGCAAAGGCCCGAAAGAAGCCGCGAAAGCGTACCGCGCAGAAATTGACAAGCTGCCCGGATCGATGACCGACGCCATCCGTGCGACGATGGAACTCCAAAGGGCTGAGCAGGCTCTTCTCGATACCCGTCGGGAGTTGACCGTGGCCGATGCCCAAGGAAGGCAAGAGATAGCCCGTCTTCGCCTTATCGCACGAGATAGAACCAAGGACACTCAAGAAAGAATTGACGCCGCCAAGGAGGCTATGGCCATAGAGCTCGACCTCGTTAAGCAACGGCAAGAGGCCGCCGCCGAGGAGTTGCGTATCGCCCAAGAGCGGGCCAAGATGAGCGACACATCGGACGAGGATTTGCAACGCCTCGCCGACCTTGAGGCCAACCTCATCAATATCCGCACCCAATCCTTCATGACGCAGCGCAGACTGCAGGAGGAGGTGCAGAGCGTAGAGCGGGAAGCCACGGCAGAGAGAAAAGCGCAAGAGGACGCCCGCCGCAAATCACGGGAGGCGGAGGTAAAGGCTGCACAGGATGCCGCAGCCGCCATCATTAAGGCCGAGCAGGATGTCGTCGACTCACTCGACAAACGCAGCCGCGCCAACCTTAGCGCCTTAGAGAATGAGCTCCTCACCATCGAGGACTTCTACAATACTCAACTTGATGCCGCAGGCGAGAACGCGCAACTTCAGGCGCAAATTGAAACACAGCGCGACGCGGAGATAGAAGCGCTATTTGAAAAGCACAGCGAGGTAAGTATTGCCCAGAGGGACAAACTCAACGAAGACCTGGCCACGCGCCGCCTGACGGAAAGGGAGAAAGAAATCGCGGACCACGACGCCACCTTCTACGCCCTAATGGATGCGGCAGGAACTAACCAAGAGCTGCGGCTGGCCGTATTGGATCAATACGCCACGGAGGTCAATGAGATGCAGGAGCGCCACCGGCAGGAAGACCTCGCCAACGAGCGAGCCGCCGCAATGGCAAGGCGAGAGATTCAGGTACAAACGGCGACGCAGACCCTGAGCATCTTGTCGAACTTAAACGAAGCCTTCAGCAAGGGCGGAGTAGAGCAAAATAAAAAAGCCTTTAACAGGAACAAGGCTATCAGTATAGCCGAGACACTGGTCTCGACCTATATGGCTGCACAAAAGGCGTTCACCTCACAACTGACGGCAACGCCTGACTCTCCTATTCGTGCGGCTATTGCTGCCGCCGCAGCTACCGCTTCAGGCTTGGCTCGTGTGGCCGCTATCAAATCCACGTCGTTTAATTCTGGAGGCGGTGGCAGTTCTTCCGCCGGAGGGGGTGCCTCTATCGGAGGGGGTGGCGTCCAGTCGGTCGGTGTCGATGTTGGGTCACTCGTCCCCAATCAGCAGAACCCCACACCGGAACCCGTCCGCGCATATGTTGTAGAGAAGGAGATAAGCAACAAGCAAGCGCTTAACAGAGAGCTACAAATTCAAACAACGCTATGAGGACAGTCGAGCTTTTGATTGATGAGGAACAGGACGATTTCGGAGTCGAGGCCATCAGCCTTGTAAAGTTCCCCGCTATAGAAGAGAATTTCGTGTACTTCAACAAAGACCAGAAGCTCACCCTCGCCAAGATTGACGAAGACAAGCAGCTCCTCGTCGGTCCGGCGCTCATCCCTGAGAAGATGATCCCGCGCTGGGACGAGAGCAAACAAGAAGAGTTCGAGGTGTACTTCTCCAAGGAGACGGTACAGCAGGCCGCCGAGCTTTTCATGAGGCAGAAGCGCAACGGAGAGTATACCGTAGAGCACCAGACGAAGGTCGACGGGCTGTCCATCTTCGAGAGCTGGATAGTAGCCGACAAAGACAAAGACAAGGCCGCAGTATATGGCTTCGATGTTCCCGTCGGGACGTGGATGGTTTCCGTTCGCGTCACCAACGGCGACGTGTGGGCCGATGTCAAGGACAAAAAATACCGGGGGTTCTCCATCGAGGGGTACTTCATCGATAAGTTGGTCAAGATGGAAGACGTCACCATCGAGACTATTGCCGCCGCCGTGCGTGATGTGCTTGAGCCCGTTGCGTTCCTTGACGGTAAGCCCTTATTTGGAACCCCATTAGAGGCCCGCCTGATGGCCGAGGCGTTAGGGTGCGAAGGTCACCACGCTCACGAAATCAATGGCCGGGCGTTGTATATGCCGTGCGAGAACCACGAGCAGCTCGACCCCCTACTTCCAAACGAATAAATCGGCGTTATATCGACCGTTAGAAACTCCATCTATGTCAGTAATTGAGAAACTCAAGGAGGCCGTCCGCTCTGTCGTAGAGGCAGAACGCCAAGACCTCTACGCCGAAGCCCGCCTAAATGATGGGCGCGTCATTGCCACCGAAGCCGAAGCGTTCAGCGCGGGCGCCCCTGTTCGCGTTATGAGCGAGGACGGCGAAGCTGCTCCCCTGGAGGCTGGATCGTATGAACTGTCCGACGGTGGGCAAGTGACCGTAGACGAAAACTCTGCTGTCGTCGAGATGATGGAAGACAAAGAGGAGAAAGTCGAGGCCGCAGACCACGAAGAGGAGAAGGACGAAATGGCAGCGGTCAAGGCCGCCCTCGTCGACAAGTTCCAAATCTCTCCCGAAGTAGCCGCCGAGATTGTCGAGGTAGTGAAGGAAGCAATGGCCCCCGCTGAGGAGGTCGAAGCCAAGGAAGAAGAGAAAGAAGAGATGCAGACAGAAGCGCCCGTCGAGATGTCGGCGCACCTCTCAGCAATCACCGACCAGATGACGGTAGCCCTCGAAGCTATCAGCGCACGACTTGCCAAGCTCGAAGAACAGCCCGCAGCACAACCCGACCGCGTTTTGCCGAAGGCTGAATTCAGCAAAGAAATTGACCCCAACCTCACCGGCGTAGATCGCGCCTTCAATGTAATTTCCCAGTTCTCATGAATCCTGTAAAAAGTAAGAAGTACGACTTCGACATTACGGTGACCGACAACACCTACGCGGGTGAGTTGGCACTGCCGTACGTTACCGCCGCCGTCACCGGTGCGGAGACCATCACCAACAACCGCTGCCGCCTCATCGAGGGCGTCGTCCATAAGGCGGTTATTTCCAACCTCGGACTCACCGACGTTATTCGAGCCGCCGATTGTGCTGGAACTGATACTCCGGGAAATATCTCTTTGACCGAGCAGATTGTAACGCTCAACGACTTGATGGTCAAGGAAACGATTTGCCGGAAGACCATCTTCCCAACGTTCATTGCGGCTCAAGGTCGTATGCGCCGGGACGGTCAGATTCCCCCTGCCTTCGCTGAGTTCTTGCTTTCCTCTGTAGCTGCTAAAGCTGGAGAGAGCCTCGAAACCCTGATGTGGGCGGGTGTTGCAACGACCTTCCCGTTTGGTCTCTTGTCTGACAACGGAACAATCAACGAGGCAGGAATCAACGCTTCCGCGATGCAGGACTTCGGACAGGTACAAACTGCCGCCACCTTTACCGCCGCCAATATCCTCGGCGAGATGGACAAGGTCTTCGCAGGTGTCGCCGCTACTCCCGGAATCATGCTGAAGCCCGGAGCCGGTTTCTACATCGGATACGAGGCTTATGCATTCTTCCAGCAGGCCCAAGCTGCGCAGAATACCGGAGCGGGATACAACCAGGACCTGAGCGGCGCAAGCTACCTCGGATACCCAGTGTACCCTACAGCAGGTATCGGAACGGCTGACGCGATTGCGTTTACATACCCTGACAACATCGTAGTCGGAACCAATGCCTACACAGGCAACGAGGCCGCTGCTTTGATTCCTGTCTATCAGTACGACGGTAGCGACAACGTGAAAGCCACGATGAACTTCGCTGTCGGTGTTAACGTAGCCGTGCCAACTGACGGCGTGGTAGGATTCGCATTCGCATAAGACATGGCCTGTACTATCACCCTCGGCCGCGCGCTGGATTGCAAGGATGCCCTCGGAGGTCTCTCACGGATTTTTTTCGTGAGTGACTTCGCGGACGGACTTGTAACCGCCGCCGGGACGGGTGATGGAACGGCAGGATCGGCAACGGTAGCAACCGCCTCCGGCGAGAGCTTCACCGTAACCGACCTCCCCGCGATGACTGTACTCCAGTACGACCTTCGCCCGGACTTGTCTTCCTTCACCGTCAACGTCCAATCTGACCCAGCTACGGGCGCCTCACTCTTCGAGCAGACGCTTAACGTAGTTCTTCAGAAGCACCAAGAACAAGACCCCGAACAACTGCGCCTCATCAGCCGCAACCGCTCGCAAATCTTCGTTCTCGACAATAACGACAACGTCTTCCTCTTCGGAGCCACCTACGGGATGGACCTGAACGGGGGAACGCTGACCTCTGGCGCCGCTCGTAATGAGATGTCAGGAAGCACCATGACCTTCG